CTAGGTTTGTTATCATTTTAATTTTCCTCAATTTCTTTTAGTATTTCCCAAAGCACTGGCTCTAGTGCTAAGGATGCTTCATCTAACTTTTCTTGTAGTGTTTTCATTTATTTACCCTCATTCTTTTTAATTATTGAAATACATTTTCTAATAGCATTTACGCCATTCTGATCACCACGATATTCGATAATAAGGTTTTCTAATTCTTGAATTGTTTTAGTCATTGTCATATATCCATTCCCATAAGTGATGAGATTCAATAATTGCATCTGCTGGCGCAAATCGCTCACCCTTCCAAGTAATCTGGAATGGCTCGCCATTTCTATCTAATCCGTCGCAAGGCAACTCAATTAGTTTTTGTGTTAGTCCGTCATTATATGCGGTAATGGCTTCAACGCATACGGATACCATTGAATGAGGAATGGGCGGATAGTGATTACTACGCAACTGAATAGTGATCGCAGTTTCTAGGGGGATATTGAAATCCCCGCTAGCCAACTCAGTAGATAAATTGTTACCCATTAAACAATCACCTCACAATAAGATCCATTGTTGTACTTATTGACTTTCTTTTCCATTTCTTTTAATTCAAAGACGGCTACAACCATTCCAGTAAGAAAAGTTTTAATTACTTCCTCACTCATCTGATTAAACTCTGGATAGTCGTTTAGGTTTAGTGTGTGTTTAAAGATGATAGGGGTCTCTACTGTTAGAGTGTTATTCATTGTTGTTTCTCGCTTCCTGTTGTAGTTCCTCTGTTTCGTCATAGTGTTCCTCATAGTACGCCTCATATTCTGCTAAGTCCTCATCTGTCCAATCTGCCCAATCTGATAAATCAGAAAATAAATCTGCTGGCTCAGTGTTGTTTTCTGGGGTATCGAAAATTGTATCTCCATACCCTTCGGTTTCTGGTGTAACTCTTTCAAAAGAATAAAGGTAACTCATTACGCACCAACTTTCATAGTAGAATTGTAGCAAGCATTTTCAAATTTCTCTGGTGAAAAATTGTCGTTGTCTGCTTGAAAGAAATCTGCGAAATCCATTATTAAATCCTCGAATAAAGTTTGAGGTATTTCATCTTGATATGCTCGCAAAATATCCGATACATTAACATAGTCTTTTCTTGTCATCATTATAGGTTTTCCCTTCGTTGTTGTTATATTCTAAGTCTAGCCTAAGCCACTGACAAAAGCCAATCCAAAATGGGGATAAATCGGACATTTCTTAAATTAGTTTTGTGAGATAGCCCACATAAGTTATCCACAAGTTATCCACAAGGCCCAGGGGGTAACGACACGCCCGAGTGCGTTACATTGAAATATAAGGGTTTTACAACACTAATATTTCTTGTGGTGGTGCGTCGCTATATACATACTTTAGATTTACTAAATCTATATAGCGAAAGCCTTGTACTAAAGAAGGCTCATTGCAAGCGTCGCAAATTAACTCCCAAGAATCCTGCCCCCCTCGATTACAATCAGGGCAGTAAGCGCAAGCACTATCTAATTTATATTTCATTTATCCCACCCGTATTTCTCAGCCCTTAGCAATAAGCCAAAGGCTAACACGCCAGCAAGCGCAACGAGTCCACCAGATATTAGGGAGAGTAGAGCCCAATAGTTCATCTTGATACCCCCAAATTACTCACATTTTTAGCGATACAATTATCACACATAGCAGGAATATTTCTTTTTGATACCCAAGCAGGGGAATCGCAACACATACATTTTTTTATCATTTATTTTTCCTCGATTTCTACGACATATACAGAGGATATGTCTTTTGTTTTATTGTTGAAAGATTCGATAGCCGATTCATAGTTTTCTGATTCGATAGTTATGAAACAATTAAATTCAAAAGTTTTCATACGCTCACTTCCCAGTAACTCCAACGACCTAGACGATCATTGTCATATTCAATATAGAATCTCTCTATATTTTTTTCGCATACCTCGCAGAAGGTAAATTGCTCATCATTGTAAGTTGATATAGCAGCGTTAGGGCTATGCTCGTCGCATACTGTCGTTTTTTCTAATGTAGTCATATTGACCACCTTTCTTTTTTGTTATGGTTTAAGTCTAGCAGAGGGGTCTGACATTTACAATGATTATGTCAAGTAAATATCAGACATATCGGACAACTCTCAATGTGTTACTGATCACACTCGCCAGACATTTTGGCAGATAGGGCAGAGATAGCCTCTACCTTGCTTGCTTGACGGGTAGCGGTTACGTGCGCCTTGAATTCCTCTAGGTTCATTACTGACCTTCTTTCGTTGTTGTTATAGGCAATTTTACCAAACTTTAGGATTATAAGCAAATTAGACATGCGGATAAATCGGACATTTCCAAAAGTATTTTTGTTAGATACATCACAGTACAAATCGGACATTTCGGGCGGGGCCCAGGGGGTGTGTCCGTTTTGTCCTACTATGGTATGTGAGTTGCGTTACACTTTGGCAATATGTCCGGAATCGCCCGATTCTTGATTTGATATTGTCAGTAGGCTCGTGTATAATTCGGTATATAAGAAAGGCTAAAGGTTAGCCTAAAGAAAGGGGTCAGAAATGACTTACTTAGAAAATCAAGAACAATTAACCAATGAGTACGCTAGTACCTCTCCAAAATATCGGGGAGATGAATTAGATAACTCAGAAAAACTACGCATTAGAGAAAATATCTCTAAGAGTCGCTCTATCCTTGACTCAATGAGTGAGATAGAAAAGACAGCGTTAAATCTTGATATCATGTCAAGATATAACTGGAATAAGGGGCTCTAATTATGGGTAATTTATTAGATGTTATAGCGGTTGATTGCGTTGAGTGTAACAGCGCAGGATTTGTTTTTTACGGTACAGAAGGAACGCTAGTCATGCCATGCGAATGTGAAGGAGAATAAAAAATGATAACGCTAACACTAACAACAACACAAGGCACAGAAAAAAAGATGTCATTCGATCAGTTAGCACAGGTGCGGACATTCGTTGATGACTTGCCTAAGCGATTAAACAAAACAACACGGGTGCGGGTTGACTGTGATTTATTAGGATTAAATGGGTGGGTACAAGGTACACAGTAAAGCAAACAGATACGGTGGGCATACCTCTACGGTGTGCTCACTGTGTTATTTATTTATTTTTTTTCATATACATGTATCGTACATCTGTAAAATATATTCCAATTCATAGAAATAATTAGTGTGCTACAATTATTATATGGAAAATGAAATATGGAAAACAATTGAAACAATAGTATTAAAAAATGGAACAGTTTGGAATTTTCAAGGATATGAAGTATCTAACTACGGAAGGGTCCGATCATATAAACAAAAATATGGATCTGTATCTGTATCCAATATGGATTCTGGAGTAACTAGACCACTACTAAAAAACCCTACAATAATAAATGGAAGACGGGATACACAAGGATATCCACAATTTCTATTGTCTGATACTAACAAAAAAAGACATAACGTAAGAGCGCATGTTCTAGTTATGCAAACCTTTGTAGGAATACCTAAAGAGTATGAAGTAGTTTGCCATTTTGATGATATTAAAACAAATAATCATATAAGTAATTTAAGATATGACACTCAAAAACAAAATTTAGCAGATGCTAAACGTAATCGAATTTCCCAAATATAAAATTTTTCAGAAAATCTTCAAATTCGGGTATATAATAAATATATGGAAAACAATGGTTTTGCATTGAAGGTTTTTCAAGAAGAAGTTTGCGACGCATGCGATTGTCAAACGGTAGAGACCAAATTCTTATGGCATCAAGACGAAATTTCTTTTGTTACAAAACCAAATTTGGATTTTTCGAGGGATTAAACAATATCACTAAGTAACAAAACAGAATCTAACAATGTAGTCTGCCTATATGTAAGATGACCACCTTTTTCATTAAGTATCTCAACTGCTTCTGGCTCACTTGTCGCCAAAACCTGAACAAGCATTTCAACCTTATATGTATAACAACTTGTCTGTTCATTTATATGTGGCATATTACTCCAATGTAGAATTTAAGTATAGCAGTATTTGTAAATCTATGCTGGTTTGATAGGACTCGAACCTATAACCTGTCGGTTAACAGCCGACTGCACTGCCGATTGTGCTACAAACCATTGTTTTCATCTAAATCTTTGTATGTAACGCTATACTCCCCACCATAGATTTCTGCATAGGAGATTATATCCTTATTGTATCTTATGGCTGTAGTTTTGTCAACTAATCCCGTTTGATATTTTTTGATTGTTTTTAACTCCCCGGCAAAAGCAAAATTCCAGGCAGAGTGTTTGTTTAATGCTGCATTCATTTCAAGTAAATACTTTTCTAGCCCTAGTCTGCGAGATACCAAACCTTGTTTGTCTTCATATCCTCTTGCCACTTCGGAAACATCCACTTTGTCAGATAAAACATAACGGACATTCTCATCATCCATCCTAGTAGACCAATTTCGCATATTCTCTGCATAGTCGACAGCATTTTTGTATGTCGAATCTGCATATGCCATGCGTTGTTTGTCTAAAGTGGTGGTTTGTGCCTCTATTGCAAACGCGATTAGGTAACAGGTTGCGTAAGGGAACTTTTCGTTATACTTTTTGGTGGCGAAGTGAACATTTGGATTAAAAGATTCGATACAGATATTATCTTCCATAAGTCGCATATGATTTCCAATTGACGCGAACTCTGGAGTATTCATATCGCAATCGACGAACAGACATTCCGCCGGATCTATACCTTCCGCCAAACATAAAATACTTTTGTCATATGTGCCGACGACTCGATGTCCCAAATTTCGAGAAAGAAGCGTGGCGCTCATTAAACCATCAACATCAGGAGATATAATTATATTTTTTGAGTATTCAAGCGTACTGAGTATTTCTTTTTTCAAAACTCTCCTAAAATGATGATATAATATTCCTACAATGACTGCACAAGACTGGCTCGGAACTATTCTTACCGCACTATCAATTCTAGCACTAGTTGCAGGCGGAGTCAAATGGCTCGTAAAACATTATTTATCCGAATTGCGCCCGAATGGTGGATCTAGTGTAAAAGACCAGGTTAATAGGCTTGAAATTAAAGTTGACAAATTGTATGACATTTTAATCGAAAATCGAATTTCAGATTCTAAGTAATATATACTATATATAAGATATCTTTTATATATTTAACTTAAAGATACATCTTTTTTCTTATATATTTTAAGTATACACGAACTTTCCTGATCTGTCAAATTGAAAAGGATATGATATAATAATTTTATGAGTTATGTAACCGCTTCCATTGATCAAGTAGGAGCATCTCCAATAAATATCCAATGGAAAGTAGTTCGTGGAGATACCGCAACTCTTAAAATAGAATTTTTAGAAGATGATGAAGTTACTGCTATAGATATCTCTGACTGGACTTTTATTTCTTCTTCTTATGATGCCTCTGGTGATACTTTAGATGAATTGACCGTTGAAAAATATACTGGTTATGTTATTATTACTGCCACCTCTGATATTACAAAACTTTGGGGAAGTGGTTATAGAAATACCGTTTTAGAATTACCGTTTGACTTGGAAATTATTATTCCTAACGATATTTCTGGAGCGATTGAACCAGAAATTACTTGGACACCACTTATTGGAACTATTGTAGTGCTTAGCGATATAACAGGTACGGCATTATGATTATTAAAGTTACTTCACCTGCAGTTACACCGTCTAAAGTCATTAAGGTTAACTTAAAAACCTTTATAATGAATAAGTGAGTATAAGCAAAAAGTCTGATATTCCAGGCATGCAATCAAAACCTAAGTATGGCTATGCCGAAGCAGCAGCAGAAACAGTTATAGAAACAAATAATCCATCAGTGCCCGATATAGACTACAGAATACTTGTAGGGCCACCAGGACCACAAGGAATTGCTGGCAGGCAAGGAGAGATAGGGCCAAAGGGCGATAAAGGGGATCCTGGGCCACAAGGTGCCAAAGGTGAAAGAGGACAAAAAGGAGAGCCTGGAACTTCTACAGTTCTTACAAGCGATGGAGTAGTTTCTGAAGTTAGAAAATCTGGTTGGGCATATTATGAAAATTTAAACCAATCACAAATTCGTGTAGGATTATCTAGCGGAGATGAAGGATGGGTAAATATATTAAATGATGCAAAATCTGAGGGAACAAATGAACAGTATTTACCAAAAGGAAATGTAAGTCTATGGAGCGCAACAAGTCAACAATTAAACTTTAAAGGATTAGATATAGGAACCAGAGTTGAAGTAACTTATTGTTTTGAATTAGAAACATATGGAAATAATACTGAGGTTTGGATAAGAGCCTTTTCTGAAAAAGCAACTTTAAATTCAACACAGTTTGTAGCAAACCTAAAGTATAAATATCTTTATGATTTTTCAGTTACCCAAACCTTGTACATAATAAATGACAGAATTAGAAAATATGGAATTAACCCACAGATTAGAGCAGATTTTGACGGGGACGTAAAAGTCAAATCTATCTTAGTCCACATTTCTTAGTGGTATAATAAGATCATGGCATTTCCTGGAACATACAACTTTGATTATTATCGTGGAGACACATTTCGATTTGTTATATCCCCAAAAACTTCTGCCGGAGCAACATTTCCACTAGATGACTATTCTGCTGCTGGAGCAATATTTTCAATCGCTTCAAGTAGAGGCGACAGCCCAACTACAGCAATTGATAGTGTTGCGGATACAACTAAACTTTCTGCAGTAATCGATACAGGTGCAGATATTATTACTTGTACAATTAAACCAAGTGCTAGAACCGATTTGGTTGGAGGATCAACATATTATTACGATGTTGAAATTTTTAATGGTACCACATTAAGATATACCCTTTTAACTGGAGAAATTACAGTAACTGACGACGTAACTGGTGCATAATGCCAGAAGTTGTTGTTTATCAAGATTCTATAACTGTTTATCAATCAGATCTAAACATTGTTCTCAATACCGCTCCAAATTTAACTGGAATTGATGATGAAATAGAAGTAACTGAGGCAAGTGGTGCTGTTACAATAACTCAATAGTTTTTATTATTATGGTATAATCTTTGTATGGCTGCCACAAATATTGGAACTGACGGAACTCATAAATATCCCCTTGCAAAAATGCCGGTGCCGTCGGATGCCGCAGATATTCAGGTTGCATTAAGAAATTATCATTATGGACAAGATACTCCACTTGCAAGCGGTGCTACCCCAACTGCTGGTATTGCAAAATATTTATACGATATTGAAGCATCGATTGCTGCAATTTCTACAGATGCTAGTACCGTTGTTCAAGAGTCTGTTATAGATGCAAAAGGAGATCTTTTTGTTGGAACAGCAAATAATGCATTAGATAATTTAACAGTTGGTAGCGATGGATATATTTTAACTGCAGATTCAACACAAGGAACATTTGGTCTTAAATGGGCAGCACCACAAGCAGCAACAACTTCACAGCCTGGAGTTTCTCAACTAAGTGATTCAACATCAGAAACTTCATCAGTTAAAGCAGCAACACCAACTGCTGTCTCAACATTAAAGCAAACAGTTGATTCATCAACAAAAACAGCAAACTATACATTAGATCCAACAGATGCTGGAAAAATTATTATTATGAACGTATCCTCATCAACTTCAATTATTACAATTCCACTAGAAACCACATTTCCTGCGGGAGCAAGAGTCGATATTCTACAAATAGGATCTGTTCAAACATCAGTTGCACCAGTAAGTGGAAGCGTTACATTAAATAGCAAGAATAACAATAGAAAACTTTCTGGCCAATACTCAGCAGCAACACTTATTAAAACAGGTACAAATAGTTGGGTTCTTCTAGGCGATCTGACGGCTTAAGGATATTCCATGCTAAATATACTTGGAATTATCACATCAATATTAAGTAAAATAACTGATTCTTTTAATAGATCAGATGGATCTATAGGATCAACAGACACAGGACAGACATGGTCAGCAACAAGAGGCACATGGACAATATCTACAAATAAAGCAACATCTTCTGATGCAGGAAGTGCTTATCCATTAGCATCAATAAACTTAGGACTTCAAGATGTAGCAGTTTCTGCTGATATTACAAATGGTGGTCCTGGAGTTGCTTTTTGGGTAACTGATAATAATAATTGGTGGGCAAGTTCTGTTTCATATTCTAGTTCGAGTTGTAATTGCCAAACATGTGGTGGAGATTGTGCGTCTTATAATCCAACATATTGCGCTCAGGCCAATTACTGCCAGTACTCATATATATCAGGGTATACTAATGGATCTTGCAATGGTTGTAATGCTTGTGGTGCATCCTACTATAGTGGTGGAGCACCAGATTGTAGATGTTATGACAGTAATGATGGCGATGTTGGTAGTTCAGGATGTGCTACTTATGTACAAATTCCAGTTTATACAGTTGTAAGTGAGTATAATGAAGCGCAATGTGGATGCGCTACTTATGGTGGTGGTGGCTGTGCGTCTTATAATCCAACATATAGTTGTAATTGTCAAACTTGCACAGCAACAACTCTTTCAATTTATTCAGATGTTTCTGGAACAATCACTACTCCAACATCATCAACAATAGCAACTCAAAGTAACTCTTCTAGTTATACAACCGCTTCATCTATTCTTGTTTCAACATCTGGAGATGTAATAACAGCAAAGGCGTACTCAAGTGCTGGACTATCTTCACAGTTAGGATCAGACCTTGTTTATACTGCTACATCACCAACTAAAGGAACAAGTGTTGGAATAGTAAAAACTCCATCAACTACAAATGCTGGATCTTTATTAGATAATTTTGCTGCACAATAAAAATTAATACTGTATACTATACTAAAAGGAGATAAATATGCCAGATTTGCCAGACTTCACAATTGTTCCAGTTGGACTAGCACTTATTATTGATGGAGAAGTTGTAGACGTGCTTCGCACAAATGATAAATTAGGTGCAATACTTTTAAGCGATCCAGTCATTGTAGATATTAGTGATAAAGTTCACAATGATGGAACTTCTGATGTTCAAATTGGAGCAACCTATAACTCATTAACCTCTGAATTTACAAATCCAGAATAATTCTAATGTCAGAAAAAAAAGCAAGACCTTGGGATTTATTTAATAAAAATATTGGCAGGGTAGAAACAGAAATTGCTACAGAGCGTTTTAACATATGTAAAACATGTCCAGAACTAATACACCTAACAAGCCAATGTAAAAAATGTGGTTGTTTGATGAATCAAAAAACTAAACTGCCAAATGCAGAGTGTCCTTTAGGAAAATGGGGACAGGTTAGAGTTTCTTTTAAAGAAGATTAATCAGGATACCTTGCTAACCACTCTTTGGTCTTCCAAGTAATACCCTTCCAGGCAGACCAGTCTTTACCACCATCACTCATATGGTAAGCGATTTCTGCATTTCTAACTGGATCAAATAAGTCTTCGTTAGACTTTAGGTTAAACTTATCCCGTCGATCTTGACCCATTGATCCTAGCATATTGATTTGAAATAGGCCATAAGAATTATCTCCAGTGTTTCTATTTGGATTCCAAGAGTTAGGAGTACCCATAGATTCTTTCATTACTGTTGCCCAAGCAACTTTTAGTGCATAGCCTTCAAACCCTACAGACTTTAATATTTTAATTAGTTCATCTTTTTCAAGAGGGGTTCCATATTTGTACTTTTTCTTAGTTTTATTATTTTCTTCCTTAGAAACTGAAAAAACCGCCTCAGCGGTTTGGGTTTCACTTTTTGACACGGTACTACTCAAGTTATTTTCAGCATTAGCACTAGAATTAGAGAACAAAGCAATTCCAGTTACTGCTGCGAGTATTCCAATCACTATCTTATTAGTTGTCATGACTGTTCCTCCTTAGAAACAAAAACACCATAAAGTTATGGTGTTACTCACTAGTATATCATGGATTTGGATATTGAGTCAACTTAAAGACTTAATGTGATATAATTTCTTTATGGCTAAATACCGCAATCCAGACGAATCAGAGATGGATGTAAAGGCTCCTTCTACCTACAATATTGGAAATAAGCCACCATTGGTTAACTGGACGGTTGTAATTGGCGATAGCGCCTCTTTTAGAATATATGTACAAGATGATGCAGGAGATCCAATTGTAGTCGATGATTGGGATATTGAGGTCGATTTTAGACGGTACTCTGATAACGTTGGAGATGACTTAATATTTGAGTTAGTACCAGTACAATCAGTAACTGATGGCGATGGAGAGTTTTTAGTTTCTTTGACCCCTGCTCAATCTAAACAACTAAGAACTGGTGATGTTTTTGATGTTCAACTTACAGATGCTACAAGGGTTTGGACTGTATGTCAAGGAGAAATGATCATGCTTGGCGAAGTTACAGATCAGTCATAAGAAATGGCTAAAGCAACACTAACTGACGTTAAGGCAAAAACAAAAGTAACTGCAGTAAAAGACTTTAAGTCTTCTAAAATTAAAACTGTTAATTATTCAAAAACAACTTTAACTGATGTTAAAACAAAAACCAAAATAACTCCAATAAAAGGTTTTAAATCTTCGGGTATAAAAACAGTTGACTATTCTAAAAAGGTATCAATAAATGCAATACTTCCATTTAGATTAAAGATAACTAATGTAGGTATTGAAGGTATAAATCCTTTAAATCCCCCAGGAATTGGTATGCAGATTATTGGTTTTTCTAACTATATCTTGTAATAAAATTATGTTATAATATAAACATGGCCCGTCTATCGCTAGCAAACTTAAAGTTAAGATTTCAAACAGGAGATCGTCCTTCACAGACGGACTTTGAAGATTTTATTGACACAGCAAGCGCTCAAGCAACAGATTTGGGTAGTGCAGGAAACAATGAGTCAACAATCAACGGCATTGAAAGTGCTACAGTAATTGATAATTTTGATGCAACAGAATGGAGATCTGTTAAGTATTCGGTCTCTATTAAAAAAACTTCTGGTGGCGAAAATAAATACTACGCAACAGAACTGGTTGTTCTTGCTGACAGTGCAGATGTATCTGTCACTGAGTATGGCCTTATTGACAATGATGGGAATATTGGCACCATTAGCGTCTCCCGTGCTGGAAATACAGTATCCTTAACGGTTACTCCAGTAATCGGTATAACCCCAATCACTGTACGTTATTCACGTACGGGATTAAAGGCATAAAAAAGGAGATAAAAAATGGCAACAGTAGACAAAGATTTTAAAGTAAAAAATGGTTTAATTGTTCAAGGAGAAACAGCAACTGTTAATGGTAAAAATGTTATTACCGCAGGAACTGTAGATGCTAAAGGTGATTTAATTGTTGGTAGTGCAAATGATGCAATAGCACGTCTTGGCGTTGGAACCAACGGACAGGTCCTCACAGCAGCGTCAGGTGCAACATATGGCGTTCAATGGTCAGATCCAGCAGCAGTTGGTGTATTTACAGAAAGTATTATTTTCGAAGGTGCAACAGCAGATGCCTATGAGACTACACTTGCAGTTACAGATCCAACCGCAGATCGTACAATTACACTTCCAAACGCAACTGGTACAGTAGCACTTACTTCAGATGTTACAACTCACGCAGACCTAACAGCAGCACACGGCGCATCTGGTGCGGTAGTTGGAACAACAAACACACAAACTCTTACAAACAAAACATTAACATCACCAAAAATTAACGAAGATGTTGTTATGTCAGCAAGTTCTACAGAACTTAACATTCTTGATGGAGCAACTCTTTCTACAACAGAACTTAACTATGTAGATGGTGTGACATCAGCAATTCAGACTCAATTAAATGCAAAGGCTGCTGATGCAGATCTTACAACACATACAGGATCAACAACAGCACACGGTGCAACTGGTGCAGTAGTTGGTACTACAAACACACAGACTCTTACAAACAAGACTCTTACAAGCCCAACTCTTACAACTCCAGATCTTGGTGTGGCTTCTGCTACATCTGTTAACGGTACAACTATCCCGTCATCAAAGACTCTTGTTGTAACAACAGATAAGTTAAACGTACTTGCAGCAACATCTTCTTCAGAACTTGCTGGAATCATCTCTGATGAAACTGGTACTGGAGCACTTGTTTTTGCTAATACCCCAACACTTGTAACACCAAACATTGGTGCTGCAACTGGTACATCTCTTGTTTTGTCAGGGGATTTAACAGTAAACGGTACAACAACCACAATTAACTCAACAGAAATCACAGTTGATGACAAGAACCTTACACTTGGTTCAGTAGCAACTCCAACAGATGCAGGCGCTGACGGTGGTGGTCTTACACTTAAGGGTACAACAGACAAAACCTTCTCATGGATTGATGCAACTGATGCATGGACATCTTCTGAGCACAT